TTAATGGACCATCGAATTGTTTTGGTCGCTCAGCTAAAACTAACTCTCGTTCTTTTTTTGCTGGTCCTGTACTGCTTCGAGTGAGTGGTCCTGCCATTAAAATGTCCTATAAATAGTTGATGGCTTACAGTGGAAAATTTAGTCCGAAAAATACCAATAAATATTTAGGTGATCCTACGAACATCTGGTACAGAAGTCTCTGGGAACGCCGAGTCATGGTGCATTTGGACACAAATCCAAGTGTGATCGAATGGTCAAATGAAGAAATCGTTATTCCGTATTTATCGCCTGTTGATAATCGCTGGCATAGATACTTTCCAGACTTCTTTGTTAAGATAAAAAATCGAACTGGAGTTGTGGAGTCAATGATTTTAGAAGTAAAACCTAAAAGTCAGACTAAACCACCAGTAAAGAAATCTAAGATCACACGAAGATATATCACCGAAGTTATGACTTGGGGTGTAAACGAAGCAAAATGGAAGGCTGCATCAGAGTATTGTAAAGATCGTAACTGGACCTTTAAATTAATCACGGAACAAGAAATAGGTATCTGATGCCATCACTACTTGATAAATTAAAATCTGAAATGACCGCAGCGGGATTCCCGCCTCGATCTCAAAATGCTCGAGCATGGTTGTTCGGTAAGATATCTCAACTTAAAATTCCATCAAATCGTTCGAACATTCTAAACGATGCAAACAGAATTTCCCCTCGTGCATTCGTGGGAAGAATGTATTTCTTCCATTACGATCCGAAATATAAAGATAAACTTCCAGTTTGGGATAAATTCCCACTCGTTCTTCCGATGGAAATGTATTCAGATGGATTCCTCGGATTGAATCTACACTTTATTGATCCATACACTCGTCTGCTATTATTAGATCGTCTGCAGGATTTTATAAACAACGATAAATACGACGATACTACAAGATTTAGATTATCTTATGATTTATTGTCTAAATCAAGAAGATTTAATATGATTGAGCCATGCGTGAAGCGATATCTTTATTCTCATATTCGTTCGTCATTAATTTATATTGAGCCTAGTCAGTGGGAAACTGCAATATTTTTGCCAACCGAAAAGATGGTGTATAAAACGTAATGGAAGATCCAGTAAGACCAATTTCTCAATCAGCCATCAATTCAACAAATGGCACAACGGTTGGTAGCGTAGAACAACAAAGCGATTCTGCTGCATTAGCCGCTGATGTTGTTCAAGATGTTCCAGTAACATCTGATGGATTAGAAGAATTTACTACTCAAGGCAGAAACGAAAATTTCTCTAGTATCTCAGGTTTTCTGGCTAGAAATCGTGTTACTGGATTTTCTCGAAGCAATAGATTTATCGTTGACTTTCAACTACAAAAACTATTCTCAGAATTAAATCAACAAGATTTCTCAAATCTTCTCAGTTTTAAATGCGAGCAGGCAGAGTTTCCAGGAAGAGAGTTGATCACTTCAGACGCCAGAATTTACGGACCAAGTTATAAAAGTCCATATATGAGTGCTTATGGAGATGTGACGTTAACATTATTGTGCGATAACAATCTAATTCAAAAACAAATCTTTGAAACTTGGATGAGTATTATCAATACTCCATACTCTTTTGACTTTAAGTATAGAGAAGATTATGTTTGTACAGTTCAGATTACTCAGTATAACGAATTGAATCAAGCAATGTTCATGTGCCATCTCTTAGAAGCATATCCTGTTTCAGTTGCTCCGCTTCAAACTAACTGGGGTGATGATGCAGTAAACAGATTGCAGGTGACATTAACCTATCGTTATTGGAAATCTGAAATTCTTAAAACAAATGATGAGGCTGAATATCTAGATCTGCAGCAACAGCATACGATCAATCTTCAGCAGCCAAGATTTAATTTGATTAGCACTGGCGATCTCTTTTCTGTAGAAAATAGAGAACATCAAAGAAAGATCACTAGAGCAAACGAAGAAAGTAGAAATAATTTTAGAGCGATTGTAGACGAAATAATGATTGCAAATGAAGGTATATAATTGAGGAATAGTTATGGCTTTACCAAAAATTGATTTGCCAATTTATAGTGTGCACCTTAAATCAGAAAACAAAGATGTACGCTTCAGACCTTTTGTTGTAAAAGAAGAAAAACTTCTTATTATGGCATTAGAATCTAACGAACATAAGATGATTATTGATACGATTAAACAAGTCATCAATAATTGTTTAGTGGAAGAAATTGATCTTGATAGATTGCCAATGTTCGAAGTTGAGAATATTTTTTTAAATCTTCGAGCAAGATCAATGGGTGAAAAGGTAGAAATCACCTATGTCTGTCAAAACGTTGTTGATGAAAGAAAGTGTGGTGCTGAAATGGATTTGGAGGTGGACCTTCTTCAAGTTACAACGAAGATGGGAAATGTGAATCCAGTAGTGCAGTTGACTGACAATATTGGCATTAAGATGAAATATCCTACTTTCGAAACTGCTAAGAAGATTCAGTTAGAAAGAGATTTAGATTTGGTAATTAAGATCATTCGTGAGTGCACGGAATTTATTTTTGATAAAGAGCAAACTTATCCTGTGAGTGATGTTGATGAAAAAGAATTTGACGATTTCATTAACAGTTTGAGTCAAGAACAATTTGGAAGAATTAAGAACTTTTTTGATAACATTCCAAAATTGAGTTATACAGGAAAGGTTGAATGTCCAAGATGTAAGAAAGAACATGATGTTGTTCTGGAGGGTATTCTAGATTTTTTCGAATAATGCTTCGTGAAGAGAGTTTGAGGAGTTACTTCCTCAACAACTTCTCGTTGATGCAGTATCATAATTATTCTTTACATGAATTAGAATCGATGCTGCCATGGGAAAGAAAGACTTATATTTCTCTAGTCGCGAAGCACGTTGAAGAAGAAAACGAAAGAATACGACAGCAAAAAGAAAAATCTTCCTCTGATAGAGCAATAAAGAAACGTATGAGATAAAATGGCAAAGAAAACAGATCCAGAAATTGAAGAACTAAAAGAAACAGTTGATCAACTTAAAAAGAAGGTCAAGACTGTAGAATCAGACATCTACAGTCCAGAGGCACAGAAGTCATTTAGTGAATACACTGGATCTCGAGAAGAATTTCGCAGAGAAAAGAAACTCCGTGAAATTGCTTCAGGTAAAAAAGATACTGCAACATCTCAAACTCTACGTTTTGTTGCCGCAGCAGTTTTTGGGAATAAAGATCTAACTGCAATTGTTAGAGAAAGATTTCAAACAAGATATACAAAAGAAGAAATCGAACAAGCAAAGAAAACTCTTGAAGAGGAGTTTGGTGTAAAGAAACAAAAAGAGAAAAAGACTCTCTCACCGCAAAGATTAAAGAAAGAACTTAATGATGCACTTGAGCCAATTAAATCCTCAATCATGGGTTTATCAGTTGCTGTTGATAAGGTAAGTCAAGAAGTCTCATCAACAAATCGTCGTGTTAAATCTATTGCTGATAATTTAGTCGGAACAATAAATGATGCATTGACAGCACTAGCAAAAGGTAGAGGATCCCTTGAAAAGATTCCAGAACAAATGAAGCCTTTGTCTGTTGCTGATGAAGAAGGGAAGGAATATCTCTATTATCCAGATGCTCCTACAGGCAGACAATTATATGAGAAAAGTAAGACAGGCACTGCTGGTAAAATTGCAAGTAAAAAGATTCAAAGAAAATTAGACGCAGAAATCAAACGTCTATCTCGCGAGACTAACTTAAAGCCAGTTCGCTTCACTGGAGGAGATCCAGAAGTTGATTCAATTGTAGAACAAATTAAAGTTTTACTTGAAGAAGAAAGTATGTTTCGTAAAAAAGATATGGAATTGCTCGTCAAGGATTTAAAAGAATCGCTCATTAAAAAACAACCAAACAGCGTCTTCGATTTAGAGGCTGATGAGCAGCAAGCCATTCTCCAAAGAGCCATGGAAAAAGCACTTGATGCAACTTTATATGATGCTTTGAAGAGAGTGTTTAGAGATAATCCTGATTTATTGTCAAATAATGGATTTGATTTCCCAACTTTTCTTCCAGGAAGAAACAACAGAGTCCCAACTCCAACTCCTCCAGTACCAACACCACCTACACCAGATGGTGGAAAAAAGAAAATCCCAGAAAAGATAAAAGATGTTTTTCAAAAAATTCCTTTACCGCTTCGTGGAAGATTATTGGGTGCTGCAGGTTTATTAGGATTAGCAACAATTCCAACTATGGGTATATTTGACTCTCTTGATTTTAGTTTAAAAGAATCTGGAAATAAAGCCATTCAGAATATATCAAAGGGGTCTGTTCAAGACATCGCAACAGCAATTCAAGTTCCAAAGTATGGTGCATATACTCTTCAAGAATTAGAGAGAATGGCTGTTGATGATCCTTCTCTTAAGATAAAACTTGATAAAGCAAAAGAGATTGCTGGACTGAAACCAATCTCAAAAACGGATTTAAATCTTTCTCCACCAAAGCCAGCAGAAGGTCAGCAAATTGTTGACATGAATCAAAAGAGAATTGAAATTCAATCGGCTGATAGAGTTGAGATTCCTTCTCAGACAGTAAATCAAATCAACAATACGCAAGTCATTCCTGTGCCTTCTACTAAAAAGAATATTGAAGTGCATAATCAAGAGAACACATTCAATCGTTTATTGGCTCAAGAGTTCGATCATCCAGCAACATATGCTAATATGAATATGGGATAAAAAAAGGGGGACCGAAGTCCCCCTGAAAACATCTACGGTTTTCTAATTGAAATTACTCTGCTGCTAACTTCTCGAAAAACGCCATATCGTCGTCATCGACGCTGACATTTTCAGCAGTTACTTTCTTGGCTGGAGCAGAGCGAATGACAGGAGCGGCTGCTTCCTCATCATCAACTCGCTTGGCAGTTGCACCAGCAACACCACCAGCACCAAGAACCTTATCCAACTTCGCCTTGAGTTCATCATAGGACTTGAAGTTTTCAGGCTTCAAGAAATCCTTGAGTGAATGAGCCGACTTCCAAACCTGCTCAATCTTCGCATCTTCACCATTGTACAATGCAGCAGGAGCAGCAAACTCCGACTTGTCATAGTTACGATAGCCTTCAACGTTGCGAATCTTGATCTTGAAGTCTGCACCCTTCCAGAAGTCAAACGGATTCATTGGAGTCTCATCAGCAAACTGTGGCTCGAGTTGCTCCTTGATCTTGTCGAAAATCTTCTTTCCGAACTTGAACAAGAAAACCTTGCCTTCATTTTGCGGACGCTTGGCGTCAGAGATAACAAGAACGTTTGCAATGTAAGTCAACTTGCGCTTTTGTTTGCGAGCAATTTCTTTGTTTGCTTCGATACCTGAGTTCCACAGAACAGTGTTGTACTCAGAAACAGGATCGGTCTTGCCAAGAGTTGTGAGAGAATTCTCAATATACCAACCACCTGGACCTTGGAAACCATGTGACCAGATCTGGACCCACGGAAGACCATCCTCACCGTCGACGGCTGGCGTATCGAGAAAACGGACAACTGCGTATCCGTTGCCAGCAGCATCAACTTCAGGTTGCCAGAAACGTTCATCGACGTTCTTGCCACCACCATTACCTGCTGAAGATTGCTCAACTGCTTTCTTCAACTTGTCAAGAGATGAACTCTTGTTCTTTAGACTTGATAGACTCATATGTATTCTCCGTATAGCGTTGTATTAAATGTATATCGACTTGTCCACTTTTTCATCATTACCATACTATTATATATCATTTTTTCTCAAAAGTAAAATCACAATCTTTTAATTTTGTATTCACTTTTATATATGAACAAAAATAAATTTACCAATCTTTCGATAACAAATGGAAAATTTATTGTTATTCGTTCTCTATAGTTAGTGCCTGTATTATACAAATAAGCATTTAACTCAAGATCATTATTTGCTATTGTGATTGCTGTTTCTAAGAATACAATCCATTGATCCCAAAATTTGTTGTT